CTGCAAACGTGGCAGCCAGAAACATCATCGCCATCCGCCAATGCCGCTGTCTCATGTTCCGATCCTTTCGCGTTGTACTTGCCCTGTGGCCACAGGATTCTACCACAGGCCGACCAATGATCAGCCGCCAATCCCCAACCCGCTGAAATCCCCGTCCTCGTACACCTTCTCCACGTAGGCGTGCCGCGGCTTCTTGACCAGGGCCTTGGCCCCGTCGTCCACCGTGTCGACGTAGCGCACCCACAGGTACTCCCAGCCCTTCTTCGACGGCACGGTGATGCTGCCGATGGTGATGTTCGTGCGGTTGGGGCTGCCGGCGAAGGCGTAGCTGAACTCGGCGCTGCCGTCGCCGCGCTGGCCGCTGAACTGCCCGCCGCGAAAGAGGCACTCGCCGGCCGCCAGGCTGATCGTGAGCCCCGTCCGGCTGTCGGTGACGCTGAACGCGCCGCTGTTGACCTTGCCGGTGAGCGCGAAGATGGTGCCGGGGTTCGGCAAGCTCCCCGAGGCAAAGACCTTGGTCACCGTAAAGTTGAAGACCGGCACGGTGATGTCGACGCCCTCGACGGCGTCATGCGTGACGCCGATGGCCCCGCCGAGGTCGGGCGCCGTGTCGCCCGACATGCCATGGCGGCCGACGGTCGTGATGCTCTGGGTGATGTGCTGCGAGCCGCCGCTGGTGTCGAAGGTAACGGCCGTCTCGCCCACGGCCGGCGGGTCACGCTCGACCTTGCCAGCGGGGACGTACCGAGCGGTGCCGTCCCACAGGCCCGGTCCGACCGGCTCGATGGCCACGCTCTCCCGCACCAGGCCGTTGTAGGCGACCGGAGCCGCAGCGGCCAGCGCCGTCCAGGCCGCCTGGTCGTCGTCGGTCCCGGCGACGTTGTACCGCAGATCGATGGTCGAACTGCGGCCGATGGTCGTCGGGCGGCTCTCGAACTTCTCAGTAACGGTGACGGCCATGTTGCTCCTATCCGAACGTCAGTCCGCCCAGCGTGGCCTCGTCCACCAGCCGCTTCGTGTTCTTGGCGGTCTGCTCGGCGGCGTTGGCCAGGCGGTCGGCCGTGCCGCCGGCCCCGAGGCCGTGGGCCTCCATGACGTTGAAGGTGCCCGTGACGCCCACCGTCCGCTTCTTCACCTCGTCGAGCTTGTCGCCGATGCCTTCCCACTCATCGAGATCGAACGCCGGACCACCGGGACGGGGCGGACCGCCTCCGGACGGTTGCCCGGCCTCGCGCTTGCGCCTGGCCTCGTCGATGGCGTCCTGCCACTCCTTGCGGGCGGTGTCGACCTCGCCCTGGGCCGCGGCGATCCGCTGGTCATACTCGTCCGCCAGGGCCTTCTTCTTCGCCGCCTGCTCGTCGTCCACCGACCGCATGGCCCGCTCGTGAATCTCGTCCTCGCGATTGCGCTGGGCGGCGCGCTCCGCCTCGCGGGTCTTTACGGCGGCGTTGGCCCGTTCGTCGATCTTCTTGTTTTCCCGCTCCAGCCAGGCGTCGGCCTCGGCATAGGCGGCGTCGGAGTCGAAGCCCTTGTCGAAGAGGCCGCGCAGCCAGCTCCAGGCCTTCGAGAGCTTGTTGCCTGCCCAGTTCCAGGCCTTCTGGATGCCCTGGCAGAACCGCGTCCAGGTGTTCGACAGGAACGACGTGGTCTCGATCCAGGCGATCTCCAGCCCGTGCCAGACCACGAGGCACGCCTTGACCGCGCCGTAGAAGGCGTCGTAAGAGAGGCGGATGAAGAAGTTCCGGAAATCGAGCCACAGTTTCGACAGCCAGGCGATGCCACGCTCCCACTCGAGCTTCAGCGTCAGCCACAGAATCTTCGCCGCCAGACCGATGTCGCCCGCGGCCAGGGCATCGCTGATGCCGCCAAAGGCCGCCAGGGCGTCGTCCTTGAGGATGGCGAACTGTTCACCGAGCCACGACAGGGCCTTCGCCCCGAGGCCGGTGACGTGCAGGATGACGGCGCCAAGGGCCACGATGGCGACAATGACCAGGCCCACCGGCGAAAGGATGGCGCCGATGACGGCGCCGACGGCGCTCAGCACCGTGCCGGCGACACTGGCAATGGTGGCCAGACCGCCCAGGACCGTCCCCAGGGCGCTGGCCGCGAGGCCGAGGGCCACCAGACCGCCGCCGATGACCGTGACCACGGCCGCCACCTTGAGCACCGTGACCACCAGGCCCCGGTTCTGCTTGATCCAGTCGGTGGTCGTCTTTACCGTGCGGGTGATCCACACGGCCACTTCCGACAAGGTCGGCGCCAGCGCCGCCCCGATGGCGAAGACGGCCTGCTTGACGACCCGCCACATGCGGTTGAGCGTGTCGCTGAACTCTTCGGCCGCCCGGGCGTCCTCGCTGGAGATGGTCAGCCCCAGCCGCCGGGCCTCCTCACGGAGGGCATTGATGCCGGCAGCCCCGTTCTCCAGCAGAGGCAGCATCTGCGTGCCGCTGCGGCCGAACATCTCCATGGCCACCGCCGCCTTGAGCGTCGGGTCCTTGATGGCCCCGATGCGGTCGGCGATCAGGGTGAACTGGTCTTCGGGCGAGAGGCCCTTCAGGTCCTCGACCGACAGGCCCAGGACACTCAGGCCCTCGGTAGCCGTCGAGAGGCCGCGGGCGGCGTCGTAGATCGTCCGCTGCATCCGCCGCAGGCCTTTCTCCAGCGTCTCCATGTCGGCCCCGGACTGCTCGGCGGCGAAGCCCAGTTCCGACAGGGCCTCGGCCGAGAAGCCGGTCCGCCGGCCCATCTTGGCCACGTGGTCGCCCATGGTGGCAAACGTCTTCGCCGCGCCCAGCAGCGCCGTCACCACGGCCGTGCCGACGGCGGCGATCTTGAGGCCAATGTCGCGGACCTTCTTGCCGAAGGCCTCCAGCTTCTTGCCGGCCCGCCGGAGTCCGCGCACGAGCTTCGAGTCGTCGGCGAAGAGCTCGACGAAGGCGCGACCAGCACGGATGGAACCACTGATACCCGGCATGAGCAATCACCCCTTCCGACAGACGCACGGCCTGCCATGCTGGTCAAGCGAGAGCACGAGATAACCCCTTTCGTGCAGTCTCGCCGCGCTGTCGGCCGTCTGTTGTGTCCAGGAGGCGTCGGATACGTTCCAGCCGCATCGGAACCCATCCGAACACGCCAGGCGACAGAAGAACAGCTTGTCGTCCACGGTCAGCGCCGGATCATCCAGCGCTTGCAACTGGAGCGACAGGAGACTACTATTGCTGTCGGGGGTTTTCATCGAGCACCTCATGGGAGAGCGCATGTATACCTGCGACAAGTGCCACGCGAGCATGGACAAGAAGAATTCCTGCCCCAATTGCGGCGCGTCCTACTGCGATGCCTGCCTGAAGGACATCATTGCCGCGGGCAACCACTGTCCGCAGTGCGGAGAGTCTCCAGACGAGACGTTGCGGAGACGGGCCGACTTCCGAACGCGTGGCAATCCTGGTTGATCACCGGGCCTCGTGCCACTTCGCATCCGCCGCATCCGCACGCGCAAAGGCCGCGTCCACCTGCTCGCGCGTGACCTGGCTCTGGCCGTTCTCGATGGCCCGCGCCACCAGGCCCAGCAGCTCGTTGGCGATGTAGAGCACCAGCAGCGCGTCGAGCATCTTGCTGTTCCCTCCCGCGTTCACCTGTACCGTGCCTGCCTGCGTCATTGCCCGGCCTCCTTCCTCTGTGCCTCGACCTTCAGCCGCTCCTCCAGCAGGAGCCGCATGGCGTCATTGAACTGCCGCGCCGCCAACTCCGCCGGCAGCCCGCTCTCGACGGCCTGGTCCCAATTGTCGAGCGCCGACCGGGCCAGCGCCCGATAGCTTTCAATCCGCTCCGCCGTGGCGTTGTCGATCTTCCCCGCCTGCCGGGCCTCGGCCAGCACGTTCACCGTGGCCGCGTAGCCGTCCACCGCCGTCACCAGCGGCAGCCGGGGATCGTTCGCCTGCATGCACCCGGCCATTAGCACCATCACCACCGCCACCATCACCATCGCTCGCTTCATCGTCCGCCCTCCGTTACAGGTTGCCCGCCGCTTCCAGTTCGGCATGGGTCAGTTGGAGACCGTTCTTCAGGTCGGCGACCTCTGCCGCCGTCGCCACGCGCCCACGGGCCTGCTCGTAGACCGCGACCACCATCTTCAAGGCGGCGTCCAGGCGCGCCAGGCCCGCATTGGGCGTGCCGTCCGGAATCTCCTTCTCCGCCCACTTCACCGCCGAGATGATCTCGCCTTCGTACTGCTGCCACAGCGGCCGGCGGGAGTAGAGCTTGCCGAGCAGCCAGAGCAGCGCCGTCGCCAGCAGGGTGATTCCCGCGGGCGAATTCACGACCGACCACAGCACCGGCAGCGCGTTTTCCAGATTCATCGCTCACTTCCTTTCAGGCCCCGGAAGGCCTCCTTGAGGTCCGACATCTCCGCCAGTTCGATTCCGTCTCTGCTCCTGGCCCCCGACGCATACGGATCAAAGTCGCTCGGGCGGAACGGCCGCGTCTTCTTCGGGTCGCGATTGGTGTTGGCGACCAGGGCCATCAGGCTGGCCGTCCGCGCCCAGTCGGCCCGCCCGCGGGCCTCGGCCATCCAGACCAGTTCCCTGAGCGTCAGTGGCCCGGGATCGACGCCGACGGCCCCGGCGAGTTCCCAGACAAGCTGCCAAGCGTCCGCTCGAACGCCTTCGCCACCTCGCCTTCGAGGTCCACCCCGTCGAGCTTCTTCTCCACCTGGGCCACCGCCAGACGGATCATCTTCTGCTGCGCCTCGGCCGCCTTCGCCACGTGGCTTCGGCCGAGGTGGCGGAAAAAACCCACGAGTTCCTCATAGAACGCCTTCTGCGCGGCCATGATCACCTCGCCGCCCAGGGCGGCGCCGAACTCGGCGTCCGACACGCCCGCCGCGTCGGCCTGCGGCTTCAGGATGGCGAAGATCACGTCGCACAAGAGGATCACGTCCGTCCCCAGCCGCGTGAGGAGCGGCGGCTCGCCCTGCTCCAGTTCCAGCAGGTTCACGCCCAAGAGGTCCCGCACCCGTTTGACCGAGTCGAGCGTCAGCGACACCGTCCAGGTGCGGCCCGCGCTATCCGTAAAGGTCTTCATGCTGCCTCCCATGTCACAGTTCGCTGAGGGTCAACGTGCCGAGCGCCTGACCGCGCGGCTGATACTCGCCCGCCGGGGTCGAGTACGGTCCTTCCCAGACGGTGCCGTTCAACACGTCCGGCACGCCGGTGAGCATCTCCGCGATGTCGGAGACGTACCAGCCGAGGAAGTCCTCGTAATCGCAGTACCAGAGCACCCAGTCGGTCGCGCCGAGTCGCCAGTAGGGCTGGCCGCCGTGCTGCCCCGCGACGGAATACTGGCCGCTCACGTCGGGGACGGTCTGGCCAGCCGCGACTAAGGGTTTGCCGTCTGCACCCACTCGTCGAACTCGGCCAGCTTGGCCGTCACGCTGACCATGATGGCCTCCTCGAGCGCCTCGCTCCGGGAGAAGCCGGTGATGGCGAACGAGCCCTTCGGCCCCTGCGCCCCGGCCACGTCGCGGGCCTGGTCGAGGACCGCCAGCTCCAGCGTCGTCCCGCCGAGGAAGGCCGCCTTGATCGCGTCGAACCCGGCATCGCCCGGCTTCCAGACCATCTCGAACTCGCAC